CTAATTTAGTAATATCAACACTTCAATAGGTTGATATTTTTTTATTTTCACTTTTTTAATTAACATTCGGAACATCAGAAATAAATTATATCTATCTGTATCTTCCATATTTTCAAGTACTTCTTTTAAGATTTTTATATTATCAAGCTTTTCTTCGCTTATTGTTTTATCTTCTATTATTCTGTCAATATCGGCTATAGATTCTTCAAAGACTTGCTTTCTGCTTTTTAATTCTTCTAGTTTTTCATTTAACTCAAGTTCACTTATCAATTCTTTTGCAAATAATTCTAAATATTTAGTTCTTTCCCTGTCTATTTTCTTAATCTGCTTATCCAAATTTTCTTTATCTTTTAAATATTTTTCCAGTTTAGGCTTTTCATTTAAAAATTCCAATTCTTTTAAATTTAACAGTTTATGTATTATGAAATTCTCCGCTTTGTTTACAGAAATTGTTTTCTTACATTTCTCACATCTGTAATTAGTGTTATTTTTGAACATTTTACCACCGCAAGGACATTCTAGGATTCCTGTAAAAAGAAGTTTATTTTCAGAAGGCAATACACGTTGTTTAAATAGCATTTGCTGTTGCACTTCTTTAAAAACTTCATCGCTTATTATAGCTTCATGATTTCCCTTGAATATTGTTACTTCTTTATTTATTTTTACTTCGCCTGTATTAATATTATTTTCTTTTCTGCCGTACATAAGATTTCCTATATAAAATTCATTTTTTAGAATCCATTGTATTGAAGCTGGCTTTCTTTTAAAGATTTTTGCCGTTTCACTGATACTTCTAGTAGATAAATAAGTATTGAATATGCTTATGACATCCTCTGAAGTTTCAGGATCTATTACAATGTTGTTTTGTTCATCTTTTTTATAACCGAGTGGAACTGTTCCACCTTGCCATATTCCAGCTTTTGCCCTTGCCCATTTATTTGATTTTATTCTCATTGATATTTGTTTTCTTTCATAGTCGGCTAATACTGCAAAGATTTGAAAGAATAACATTCCAGTAGGAGTTGTTGTATTTATTTCAGATTGTGAGATAGAAACAAATTTTATATTGCTTTTCTGTAATTCTAAAACAAAATTTAACATAGTCAGAGTTACACGGGATATACGGGAACTTTCATAAACTACAAGTACATCGAAAGATTTTTTTTGTATTTCTTTCTGTAGTTTAAGAAAGCCTTCACGATTGTCATTTCCTCCACTTTCTACATCCTGTATAATTTCTTTTAATTTATATCCGTTCATTTTACAAAAATCTTCGCATTTTCTTATTTGAAATTCAAGTGAACGTCCTTCTTCCTGCATTTCAGTACTAACTCTGGCATATATAATTGCTTTCATTTATGCTCTCCTTTTATCTTGTTCCGCCTTGATTTTATATAAAAGTTTTAATATTTTTTCTTTATTTTTCATATTTATCTCCCCTTTTTTAAGCAATTTTCAGTCCTGAATCTTCTGCAACTGAGATTGCTTCTTCTAATATCTTTTTTCTTATTTTAGAAAATTTTGTGACTAATGTTTTAATATACATCTTGTCTTTTTTATTAAGTTTCAATTTTTCTGAGTAGATGCAATCTCTTATTGTGTCATAGCAAGCAATTATTCTGAAAGCTAAAGTAAAAGCTTCTGTTATCTCTTTGCAAGGATTTTTGATATATTTACCAAACTGTTTTATCAAATCCCTGTAAAATAATGCATGAGTTAATTCAAAAACCTTTATAACTTTTTCATTTTTTAAAGGTTCTTTATCTTCTATTCTAAAAAGTCTTTCTAATGCACCATCAGTCCTATTGATTATTTCAGTCCATTCAGGAAATCCATAACTCAATAATTCATGATTTATATGCTTAACTTTCCCATTTTCAAGCTGTCTTTTTATTTTAAATTCCAGCATAAACACCTTCATGACTGTATGTAATGCATAATTTAAAATATAATAGCTGTAATTTTCTTCAATTGTTTCTTCAATTATTTTTTTCTCTTCAGCAGATAATTTAATTTTTTTTACTTTCAACTTCCTAGCCATCTTTTCCCTCCATCAATTTTAACAGTTCAGGATTCTGATATTTGTTTCCAATTACCCACTGACCATCCATAATTATATTTTCCTTTTTGACAATTGGTATTTCATTCTTTTTAATCAGTTCCTGTGTTAATGACTTACATTCACTGATTTCATAATCATCATTTTCAAGAGTATAGCCGTCAATAATTTTAAATCCTTTCAGCATACAGTCATAGTCCCTCTCACTGTCTCCAAATCCAATCAATTGTAAGAAAGTACCATTTTCATTTGAAGATAACAGTATATCTCCCTCAAATATCATTTTTCCTTTGCTATCTGTGCAATCTGTATACTGCATTAATTCTACATCTTCAAAAATCATTCTTCTTAAAAGATATGCATCAATAATTTCATTTTTTTCAAGATATTGCATTGATTTATCTGTAAAATCCATTGTTTCAACATTTACCATTTTATTTTCTTCTTTGAGCCAAGCTCTAAACTTTATTTCTCTACTCATTATTATCCCTCTTTTCGTGCCATTCAAGGCTTTTCTTTTTCATGTATTCAGCATATCCCAATGCTTCTGCTTCTGTTTTAAAGTAATTTCCATTCTCATATTTTTTGTTACTAGCATCGGTATAGCCATCTATATACCAAGTTATTCCGAAAGGTTCATTTATGCAATAATAAACTCCACCATGTTCTGCTCTCCATCTCTTCGAAAACCCGTATTTTTCGTTGATATTTCTTACTTTTACTTCAATCTCTCTTTTTTCATCTTCTGTACATAAATTAATTAAATTATCTTTTTCTTTATCATACCCTCTTATATTCAATATACATTCAGGATAACTATAATTTGGATAACTAATTGAAGAAACCCCTATACCTTTATCTTCAAATGTACCTCTTTTTAAAATATCTTCATTTTGCTTTATAATTTTCCATGCCCATTTATCCCAAATAGGCATAAATGCAATCTCAAGTACTGTTTCTTTTTCCATTTTTATTCCTCCTCTTCCTTGATTTTTTCTAAAATTTCCTGATATTCTTTTATATATTTTTCTTTACTTTTTATTAACCATTCAGTATTTTTATTATCTTTCAACTCTAAAATTTCTTCTTTCAAAGAATTAATATTATAATTTATATCTTCTATTAATTCGTTTAAGTTCTCGTATTCTTTTACTTCATCTTCTTTAAATTCGTTCCCATCATCATCATAATAAACTGTAATAGTTTCTTCTGTCAGACTATCCTTACTTGTTATTTCCCCATTTACCAAATAAAATGATTCATTTTCATTAATGTATTCTCCTGTAAAGTCATCTTCTACATATTTACGCATTCCTATTCCTCCTCTTTTCCTTCCAGCCAGTTTAGAAAATCAAACTGACCTCTTAAATAATGCCACTGTTTAGTATTTATTTCCGTATAAGCTATCTTTTTTTCAAGCTCATACCTTTTATCTTCAAGTTCTTTTTTATTTTTCATATTCTATTTCTCCAGTATTACTTCAAGCAAAGTAATTTCAATATTTAATTTTTCTATTTCCTGTATAATTTCTTTTTCAACATCATAAGATTTCGCTCTTTTCTTTTTAGATATAAGATTTATAAGTTCTTCTTTCTGTTTTATATATATTGATTCTATCTGTTCTTTGTTTAGCATCTATCCTCCAAATTCAACTTTTATTTTTCCTATCTCTTCTTTGATTTCTTCCAGTTCTTTTTCTTCCTTGAGTAAAAGAGCATTAAGCAAATCAAAGATTAAATTCATTGATTCTGTATCCTGAAACACAAAATCATTTCCAATGTAGCAATTTTCATGCTTTTCTCCAACTCTTATTATTATTTGAGTTGGAGAAGTCATGTTTGTAGCCTTTTTCCTATTTAGGTTCCGTTCTATCTTTTCTTTATCTCCAAATAGGCTATCTATTTTTTCTTTTTCTTTTTGTGTCATAATACCTCCTAAGGCAATCCAACAGCTTCAAGCCAGTCATAATACCCTTCTCTAATTCCTTCTCTTTCGTAAGGTGTGTAGCTCAAATAATTTGCAATATTGTCCAAGCCTTTTTCTTGTTTTGCTGTTATATATTTTCTTGATTTGAAAAAATCTTCAATATTTTTTACAAAGTTAAGAAAAGTGATCGCCTGTTTTTTTGAATCAGCATTTTTTATATTTTTTTTTATATTTTGAATTGTTTTTTTTACATCAAAAGGGAAAATCATCCTCCAAATCTTCCTCGCTTCTGACATTACTTCTTACATTTTTGTTATTTTCTTCGCTCTTAGCACTGTCTACAAATTCGAACTTGTCTACAACTACTTCAAAGGTGTTCACTCTTTGCCCCTCTTTGTTATTGTAACTTCCAGTTTGTATTCTGCCTACAATCGCTATTCTTTTTCCTTTACTCAAGTACTCCGCTATTGTCTCAGCTGTTTTTCCAAATGCCAAACAATTGATAAAATCTGTTTCATCTCTTTTAAAATCTCTTGGAACAGCTATTGAGAACTTGCTGAAAGCTGTCCCGTTATTTGAGTATTGCAGTTCAGGGTCTCTTGTTAGTCTTCCCATTAATATAACGTTATTCATGCTAAGCACCTTCTTTTTCTAATTTTTTAATATTGTTAGCTAATTCGCTGACTTGTTCATTAGTCAACTCCTCAACATCTAAAACTGTGACACCTAATAAGAATTTATCTATGTCCTTTTGATATTTTGTTGTCATTTTCGCTATATATTTTAATCCACGTTCTCTTCTTTCATCTGAACTTAGTTTCTTAACAATTGGCTTATTAATCTCTGTTTTTTCTTTATCAATAGTGGCATTTATAGCATCATCTTCCACTATTTCAAGAGCATTACAATAACAATATCTTTTTAAATAAGTGTGTGTACTACCTATCATTTGTAGTCCATTCTGTCCTTTAAGGACTATTTCGGCTTTTGGAGTTGTGAATGTTACTTGTTCATCTATTTTTTCGGCATTAATTATTGTTAAAATGCCCTCATTTTCTAATAAATCAAATTTAGAAAATAATTTTAATTTATTGAAAATCTTATTTATTTCAGGTAGAAAATCCTTAAGTTCAAAATACTTGAAATCTGCGAACTTATTATACCCTCCCATTTTCAGATTCATTTCCTGCAATTCAACTCTTGCAGCTTGTATTTTTTCAAATATATTCATTCAAATAAACCTCCATTTTTATAGTATTTATACATTTCGTTCATTTGTTGCTCGCTGTATCTGTCATTTTCCTCTTTCAATTCTCTGTTGAGTTCCTGGAGCTTTTCTGCTGTATTTTTCAGAAATTCAACTTCTTTATTGTTCTTTTCAATTATCTTAAATTCAAATCCTTGATACATCTTATTCCTCCTCACTGGTAATCAACTTATTAGTTGACTGTTTATTTTTGAAATTCTGCCAATGTTTTCTTCCAGCCATCTCTGTAATATCTCATTGACTTTAGCACCTTTTTTACTGTTTCCTCTTCGGAAGTTCCTAGAAAGGATATTATTTCATCCTGTATTTCCTCTATTTCTTCTTTTAGTTCAAGTATTTTGTCTATTTTCTCCATTCCTGCTCCTATTTTTTCAGTGACCAATTTTCTTTTTTAGCTGTCTCAAGTACATGATAGACTTCAGACACGCTAATTTTACATCTTGTTGCAATAAGCTTTGTCTCATAAGGCAATAGGCAACTGTTCCTCAAGTAAGCTATTGAGAGACTTAAGTCATTCAAAGTCTCAAGGAAAACGTTCTGCAAATTTTCAACCATTTTCCACCACCTACTCCCATGTTTTTCTATCAAATGCCTTGCCAAAATATAAGCAAGTTGCAGATATAGCCATTAAAATTATCGCTGTGAATAAGTTACCAGCTCCGCCTGTTGCAAATAATGCCGCCATTCCTATTCCTGAAAGTATTTTTCTCATTTTATTCACCTACTTCTCTTATTTTTTCTTGCAGAATTTCAAATGCTTTTTCAACATTTTCATCCACTTTATAATTAAAAACTATTTCATCATCAGCATACCTTGCTGACTTGTTTTCTCTTTTTCTTTTAAAAATTCTTATCCAAAACCCATTTTCTGCAAATTCTATTGTTAAAGAAACTTGTTTATTCTGTTCTCTGACTCCTATAAATTTTTCAAATATTTCTTTTTCTTTATTCATAATTTCCTCCTAAGCTATTTTTTTGCTTGTATAAGTCACAAGCTCTATTCTATAATTTTCTTCGTACCAGTCAATTCCTCCGCCTTCTTCCTCGTATGGAATTGAGTCATAAATTTCTTCCTCGCGTTCTTCTGAGAAGTTCTCAACGCAAGATTTGAAACATTCTATTTCTTCTTCAGAATACCCATCTTCTTTCAATTCTGCTAAGAAGTTATTTAATTGTTCTTCTGAATACTCTATTTCATAGTTATCATTGACTGGGAACTCATTTTCATTCAGCCAGTCATGTGCTATGTATTTCATTTCTTGTTTTTCTTTTTCTGTCATTTTCTCACTCCTTTTTTAAACAACATTGTAAACCATAGTTTACATAAAAGTCTTAAAAAATGTAAATGGATTTTCATTTACAAAAACAGTATAGCACAATTGGAAACTGAAGTCAACTTATTTTTTAAAAAAATTATAATTTTGTTGACAAAAGTTTCCAAAAATAAGATATAATTATATCAATAAGAGAGGTGCGATATGAATAAAATAGAAGAAAGAAAAAAAGATATAGCAAAATTAGGAAAAATATTAAAAGAAAGAAGAAATATCAAAAACTTATCTCTGAGAAAAGTAGAAGACTATTTTTCAAAAAAAGGTGTTCAACTTACACATACAAGTATTAAAAAAATAGAAGAAGGGAAAATACATAATTTAGATATTAGATATCTTAAAGGATTTGTTGAGCTTTATAATTTGAATTTTAACGAAGTTTTTGAATTAGCAGGGATTGATTTAAAAGAATTATCAAGATTGATGAAATTAAAAGAAGATAATAACACAAGAAGAATAATTTTATATGGACAGGCAAGTGCTGGAAATGGCTTTTTAAATTTAGATGTAGAAATAGGAAATTTTTTAATTCCTGAAGGAGATTACAGAGATGGTTACTTTGGTGTCAAAGTTGTAGGGAAAAGCATGGTAGGAGATGACGGGAATATTCCGGATGGTTCTGTAGCACTTATTAATCCTAATTTTGGTGAATTGATAAAAAATAAAATTTATGTATTTACTTATAAAGAAGAAACGTTTATCAAGCAACTTATTTATGACAAACAAAATATAATGCGTCTGCACTCATTTAATAAAGACTATGAAGATATTATTGTTTTAGAAAAAGAGAAATTGTTTTGCAATGGTAGAGTTGTAAAAATATATTTTGACCAAGAATTGTAAAAATATATTATAAAAGGAGAGATTTTTTATGGAGTTTAAAGAAAAAATTGATGAGCATGAAATATTTGCCAGAAGAAAAATAGGGAAAATAAAACTGTAGTTTGGTCGAAAAATTAGAAGGAGAATTTATGGGCAAAAAAGAAAAAGAGTATGAAAAAGTTAACAAAAAAAATGAAGAGCAGCAAATCATTAAGTGGCATAAAAGAATAAGTAAAAAAAACGATGGAATCTTCTATATAAAAGCGTTCAAAGGGGCGTTGTATGTTATAAATATCTGTATAATTTGTTTAAAATATGAAAATATAGATGTTTTTATAACATCACTTTTAATCACTTTTATCAGTTTTGGTGTTAATTTTATTGAAAAATTTAGGGACAAAAAATATGAAGAAAGTATTTATACAAAAATAGGATTCGTATACCCAATGATGTCAATCTTATTGTTGACAATATTGCAAATTGTAGGTATAATACAACTAACAAAACTTTCAAAAGAGGTATGGCAAATTATAGCTTATGTTATAACAATATCTTTATATGCATTCGTTTTCTTTGATTTTGGTTTTATGCCATATCCAAATAAAAAAGGAGCTAAAAAGCGATGATATTAACAGGAATAATTATTTTTTTATTTTCTTTTGTTTTAGGAAAAATAGGAAAATTTTTTGTTATAAAAAAAGTTTATAAAATAAAAAAATTTGATTTAATTTCTTTTTTGATTGCGTTTGTTTTATGGGAGCCTCTTATAATGTTAGTTTGCTATATGTTGTCGATTGATTTTAAAAAAAATAAAGAAGAACGTATAAGAGAATTAACTGTTCTGAACCAATTTACAGAAAATACAAAATATGAATTGGCGAGTATAATATTTAAACCTCAATATTTGTATTTTATGTTCGAAGGTGCAAAAGATGAAATAACGAAAGATATGTATGATTTGTGTTTAAAAATTAAAAAAAATAGAAAAAATAGAAAAAAAATATTATTACAACAGATAAAAAGAGAAACTAACTTTAGAATAAATAATTTAAATTTGCAAAGAGCCTAATGGCTCTTTTTTCTTTGATTTTTTTTCAAATGAGGAAATGAAAGCAAAATCTTTTTTTATTTCCAATTTTAGTTGACTTCAGTTTCCAATTGTGGTAATATTAAACTGAGGTGATAAAGATGGAGTATAATGACTTTGTAGTTATAATGAAGAAGAAAAAGTTAAAATTCAAAGATATATTAAATAAAATACCTGATTCCAGAGGTGGATATTATTCTACAAAAGCAGGGTTATGGAAGGCAATGAACGTGAGTGAGAACAAGATTGAAAATTGCAAAAACATAGTCTCTTTTTTAATGGAGAAGATGTAAATTTTGGTTTACAATATTTAAACTGCGAGAGAAGTAACTCGTTAAAACTTGCTGGCACAGACTCCTAATAATTTATATTGTTTATCTTTCTTCCATTTGTGATTTTTTCCTAGTGCCAGTTGTTATGGACAGTTGCCTGAAAGGTTAAAGGAGCAGTTTGCTAAACTGTGAGCGGTTACACGCTTTACCGGTTCGAGTCCGATACTGTCCGCCAATATGGACTATTTCTGCTGGAGAAAAAGTCAGTTCGATTCTGACATAGTCCAATCATATATGATAGCAGAGTTCCAGTAAAGGAACACTTGCAGACTCGAGACAATGCTTTAAAAAGTGTGAATTGAGGGAATTCTGCTAATAAAAAAATCGGACAAAAGTCCGATTCATATAGGTTTTATAATTTAATTTATGTGTTAATTATAGCATATTAGCATATTAAAAGCAAGTAAACAAAGAAAAGAGGGAATAAAATGGCAAAAAAATATTTTTGGTTGAAATTAAAAGAGGATTTTTTTGATAAAAGGGTAATAAAAAAATTAAGAAAAATTGCTGGTGGAGATACATATACAATTATTTATTTAAAATTGCAACTCTTGGCAATGAAAAACGATGGAAAATTATTTTTTGAGGGAGTAGAGGAAAATTTTGCTGAGGAAATGGCTCTTGAATTAGATGAAGATGCAGAAAATGTAAAAATTACTTTGATGTATTTAGAAAAAAATAATCTGATAGAAACTTTATCAGAAAAAGAATTTTTACTTCCAGAAGTTATTGAGTCAACAGGAAGTGAAAGTTCAGCAGCTGCAAGGGTTAGAAAACATAGAGAGAATAAAAAAGCGTTACAATGTAACACTGATGTAACAGAGTGTAACAAAAACGTTACCCTAGAGAAAGAGAAAGAGATAGATAAAGATATAGATGATGATAGATTAAATAATAAATATATTGATTATAAAAAAACTCTAGCTGATGAAATGATAATTGAAATGAAAAAAATAATACCGAATCAACCAATCAATCAGATTGAAATTATTTTGATGTCAGTTTTTTCTCAAATGATTAAATCTGTTAATCATTTTGGGAAAGAGAAAATAATTAAGGCTTTGAAATACATAACTGGCAATGACTATTTAAAAACAAGTGCCAACAGGAATCCTGGACTTTTCTTTAAAAAGTTCTTTGATATTGAAAATATATACAAGATTCAAGCTGGGACTTATGAAGAATATGAAAAAAAAGAAATGCTTAACTTAAAAACGGATGAGCAGATAGCAAAGGAGTATGATTTCAGTGAATTCGACAACGGATAATAATCCAACTTTAGAGTATCAAATAATCGGAAGACTTCTGACTTTTCCTCAGGAAATGCAGGAAGCTTTGGACATAGGACTTAAGAAAATAAATTTTTCAGATAAAGAGTTGGGAAATCTCTTTGAAGAAATGGCGGATAAATTTCTCGAAAAGGGTAGCTTTGATATAGCAGAACTGAACTGGGAAATAGATAGTCTGCTAGATATGATTGATAATCATGAAATAGTTGTGATAAGTACGGCAGTTCAGAAACTTATCAATATTTCAAAAGAAAATTTTTTAACCAAAGAAACTGAAAAAATTTTAATGAGTTCTGAAAACCTTGATAAAAAGCTTGAAAAAATTCTTAAAGTGATTGAAAAAGTTGAAAATTCAGGAGATTCAAAAAACAGGGAATATGACATAAAAGACCTGATTAATGAGTGGTATCAGGAGCTTGGGAAAAAAGAAAATATTATTAAATTCCCTTTTTCAGAAATAAACGAAATATTTAATCTAGAAAAAGGAAGTCTTGTAACAGTAGGGGCAAGACCATCAATGGGTAAGACGGCTTTCGGGTTAAATGTTGTTTATCGTGTAGCGAAAGAAAAGCCAGCACTGTATATAAATCTTGAGATGAGCAGAAAGCAGATAATAAATCGTCTTGCTGCAATAAATTCAGGTGTTGAATACAGAAAAATCGAAAGAAAAACTGGAAGTGATGAAGAATTAACTAGAATTAATATGGCTATGAGTTACTTAAATGACATGAATTTAAAAATTTTAGACATAGAAAATCCTGACTTCAAGAGAATTGTTAATCAGATCCGAAGACTTCATCAGAGAAAAAAATTTGATGTTATCGTAATAGATTATCTTACACTAATGCAGTCTTACGGACATCAGAATAAAAACCTTGAGGTTGAATATATGTCGAACAGATTAAAACTTTTAGCTAAAGAACTGGACACTTGCATTATCATTTTAGCTCAGCTCAATAGAGGAGTTGAAGCAAGGACGGATAAAAGACCTATATTGTCTGATTTGAGAGATTCAGGAGGAATAGAACAGGCAAGTAACGTTGTAGCCTTTCTTCATAGAGAAGACTATTACGACAAGGAAAAGAAAAATATTATTAATTCCGAAGTTGAATTTATAGTCAGAAAAAATAGAAGTGGGGAGCTAGGAACAGTGCATTTAGGATTTCATCTGCCGACTCAAAGAATGGCAGAAAAAAGGAGAGGATAAAACATGAAAACTAAATATCAGATTATAACTGAACTGGAAGACAGAAATATCGAAATTGATAGAGAAATAGACAAACTAATTCAGGAAAAACTGAACAACAAGGAGAAAATAGAACAGTTGAGCAGTTTTAATAAGGGATAAAATGGCAAAGAAAAGCAAAAAGCAATTAGTTTTGGATGAACTGAAACAATTTGTGAAAGATTCATTTAACAATTTTGACTTCATGATAAGTCCTGATGACTTTGCTTTGAAATTCATAACAATCAAAAAACAAAGTAAACATTTAAGATTTATCAGCGATGAAAATATTATTTTTTCTGAAATATTGGAAAATCTAGGCAAGGATTTTCTAAACGAGATGGTATATTTTCAAATGATACTGAAAAGAATGAATCATGTCTTTCAGAAAATAAAAGATACAACATACCTTTTCAGGAGTGACTTCATAAGTTCTGATGTTATAGAAAAGGCTAAAAATCTTTATTACAGCTACAACGAAGATGTTAAAAAATTTGATGACATTTTCGGAGCTTATTTATCTCTGTATGCTTTAGCAAAGAAAAATCAGGAACTTATAGAATACAGAGATGAAAAAGGAAAACAGATTGAAGAAATGTACAAAAACGATAATCTTTTAATTCACAAGTCGATTGTTGTTTTTGAAAAAACTGAAAAAATAATTGCAGACAAAATTTGGAACGGAACTTTAGACTGGAATTGGAGAGGAGAAAATGGGGAAATATTGGACTACAGGAGAAATAGAAGATTTGAGGATTCTCAAAACAATTGAAGGGCTTACTAATAAAGAAATTAGCAATATTTTAGAGAGAACGGAAGCATCAATTTTCTCTAAAACTAAAAAATGTAAATTGTTAAAATTTGAAAACTGGACAAAACAAAGTGATGAATTGCTTGAAAAACTTGTTTTTAATACATATCGAAAAATAGAAGAAATTGCTAGGAAATTAGGGAGGACAGAATTAGCAGCAAAAACAAGAATGAAAGAGTTATTTGGAAGCAGCAGCATACAAAAACTTAGAAATTTAAGTTTTTTGAATAACTCTGAAACCAGGTTTATGGAAAGTGAAATAGAGTTTCTGAAAAAAAATTATTATAAAAAAGGTGCAAAAGAATGTGCAAAAATTTTAAAAAGAACAAGTCAATCTATAGTAAAAAAAGTATACAAATTAAAAAAACATGGAGTTGAATTTGAGGAGCAATTTATTCCGAGATTTAATGGAAATATGCGGGGATATGTGATTTATTCGAGCAAAACTGGGAAAATAATAAAAAGATATAACACTCTTGAGGAATGGGCGAGGGAATAGATTAATGAGAATAAAAATCTATTTCATGGAAATAATAGATATGTATGGACAGAAACATCAGATAAAGTCAGATAACTATGAAAAGATATGGGCATTTGTTAAGAGGCACAAGGGAGCGATTAAAGGACTGCATTCAGGTAGTAAAACGGTTTCGGAAAAGAAATTCGAGGAAATACAAAAAGAAGAAAATTTTAAATAGGAGGGTTAATGAAGAAAGTTCTAAATAACATAACAAAAAATTTTTATTCTGATGAATGGTATACAGATGTTGGAACAGTTGACAAAATGATTGAATTACTAGATCCAGACCCAAATTCTAGAATAATCTGCCCTTTTGACACTGAGAAATCAATTTTTGTAAAAAGATTAAAAGAATTGGGGCATACGGTTATATATAATATTTTTGATTTTATTGAAAATGATGCATATGATTTTGATTACATTATTACCAACCCTCCATTTTCTATAAAGAATCAAGTAATTTCTAAATGCCTCAAGAGTAATAAAAGAGCATGTCTTGTACTTCCTATTGATTCACTTGGTGGAGTTAAAAGGCATAGTCTATATAGAGAGTACGGGATAAAACCTTTAGTTTATATCCCAACTAAAAGAGTAAACTATTTTGATGAAAAATGGGACAAAAAAGAAGGAAGTAATTTTCATAGTATTTTTCTTATTTTAGATAAAAAAAATATAAAATCAGAAATAATTTTTGAATTTGAAGAAGAAAAAATAAAACAATTAAATTTATTTTAGGAGGAATAATGGGAATAAAATTCTTAGGAACAGTAGAAATCAAAGAAAATATGACAACAGAAGAATTAGATAAAAAAATATCTGAAATTATTAAGGATTTTCAGAATGGCATTGATAAAAAACAACAAGAGTTGAGTAGCGAGGACAATGTTAAAAGTCCTAAACACTACAAACTTGAGGGCTTAAATGTTGAAAGTATAGAAGTCATTAAATCCATTCTTGGAAAAGAGGGGTTCAAGGCTTTTTGTAAAGGAAATACAATGAAATATTTAATCAGAGCAGAAAAGAAAAATGGAACTGAAGACTACAGGAAAGCAAAAACATACTTAGATTGGTTTTTGAAAGAGTGTGAAGAGCATGATTAAGCTTGAATTACCAGTTTACTGGCAGACTAGAAAGAATAAAATAACTCTAATGAGCCTAAACTGGTACAGGAATGAGAACGAACATGTAAAAAATAAAATTAAGCATGAATATCATGACCTAATAAGATTGAAACTTTTAAAAAACAAAGAAAAAATAAAAGGTAAATATCAGGTCCGATACCGTTATTTCTACAAAAACTCAGGAAGTGACCTCGAAAATGTAGCTTCAGTAATTGGAAAATTTATGAACGATGCATTAAAGGAACTGGGGATAATTGTAGATGACAGTGTTAAATATTTAGTCAATAGTCAACTGATAGTTGATAGTTGCGATAAGAAAAATCCTAGAATGGAAATAGAAGTGGAGGAAATAGAATAATGGAACGTTGGAATAAATTAGTTGGAATGGTAAAAGAATTTTATATAGCATTCGGACAACAGGAGTTTTTAGAAAAGGAAATGACTGTTGATAGAATGAAGTTAAGAGAGAAAATGTTTAAAGAAGAACAGACAGAATATGAAGATGCAGAAAAACAAAATGATATAGTTGAAAAATTAGATGCTGTATGTGATATGTACTACATACACATAGGAACATTGCTGGAACAGAATAGAGGAGATGTTGAAAAAGTTGTATCAAAAATATTTTTTTTAGAGGATGAAAGAACTAGAAAAATATTTAATTGGGAAGTGGAAAATGGTTTTGACAAGATTTTGATTCAAGCCTTTGAAGAAGTTCACAGAAGTAATATGAGTAAACTGGATGAAAATGGGAAACCAATATACAGGGAAGATGGAAAAATAACAAAAGGACCGAATTTTTTTCCACCAAATTTAAAACAGTTTCTTTAAGGAGGAAATATGCAAATATACGAAAGTTGTACAGGGAATATATACATAGTGGAAGATGGATATAATCAAGGTAGATGTTCTATTTGTGGAGATACAGATAATTATCTCGGAAGTTACAGAAAAGGGAACGTTCAGAGTATTTCAGAAGTTCTGATTGATTTACTGCTTGAATATAACGAGAAATATGTAAAAGAGATTTTTAAAGAAATATGTGAAGTTGAAAAAATAACTGAGAAGCAGAAAAAGGAAATAAATGAATTTATGGTAAAAGAGTTCAGGGAAAAAATAAAAAAAATTTTATAAAGTTGTTACAAAAAATGCAACAACCACACAAGGACAATGGCAATTTAATAACTGTGAATTAATCTCTGATACCTGAAAATATTGAGGAGTTTATAGAGTACCAAAAATAAATAAAAAGGAGAAAATGATATGAATGAACTAACAATAAAAAACATTAAAGAAACTATAACAAGTTTAGAATTATTGAAAAAAATAAATAAATTGAGAAAAGAAGAGGGAGTAAGAAAAGAATTAAGACACGACACCCTTTTAAGTATTATTAGAAAAGAATTTTATTTAGAAATTAACGCCCAAAAAATATTGGAGGTTAAATATATAGACAAAAAGGGAGAAAAACGACCAATGTTTATTTTAACATTGAAACAAGCATTAAGAGTTTTAACTAAAGAAAGCAGATTTGTAAGAGGAAAAGTATTTGAATATATTGAAAAACTGGAAAAACAGAACGAGCAATTAAAAATGATGTTGCTGAATAGACAAAATAGTGAATGGCTACTGACAAGACAGGAAGGAAAACTCACAAGAAGGAGAGAGACTGACAGGATTGCGGAACTTATACCATATGCAGAATCACAGGGAAGTAAAAATGCGGACAAACTGTATGTGGTTTATTCAAAGCTGGTAAATAAACTGGCTGGAATTAAAGGCGGAATGAGGGAGAGTGTTAATGTCGAAACTTTATTGCATATCAAAAAGCTTGAAGATTTATTTTCTGAGATTATAGCTGAAAGAATGAAAGGTAAGGTATTCTACAAGGAAATTTATTCAGAATGTAAAGAACTAGGCTCACAACTAATGAAATTCATGAAACTGGATATAAAAGCTTTGACTGTGAGAAAAGCTGTTTAGAATATTTTTTTAAAAAATATGTTGACAACGTTACGTAAGTATGGTAGTATTATTACGTAACGTAATAGGAGGAAACATGACTAAAAGGATTCTAAAAATTTCTTTTGGAAAAAGTGGTTCTGGCGGAATTACTACTAAATTATCAATACCTAAAAGTGTACTTGATAAAATGGGAGTTACTTCAGAAGAAAGAGAAGTAGAGTTTGAATACAACGAAACTTCTAAAGAAATCACGATAAGAAAGAAATAAAAAATCCCCCAAACCTATTACGATTCAGGGGATATACAGTACAATAAGTACCTAACCAACCTTATTATACTGTATAAACTCCAAAAAATCAATATTTTCAGGAGGAAAAAACATGACATTTAAGGAAGAACTAGGCTTTGAAATTACAAAGGTATTTTTCAATGATTACAATGAGGAGTTAAAAGAGGAAGAGAAAACATTTTCAAAAGAATTTTTAAAAGTGGAAGATGAACTTAAAAAGATAGGGAAGAACTTAATAGAATTTGAAAAAGTTCTGGACAGTTATATTGAAAAATTGAAAGCAGAATATTTTAAAGCAGGTACAAAAATGACAGAACTTGTATACAATTCTGATGTAAAAGAAGCCTTAGAAGAGTTGGGAGCATAGTATAATAGGAGGATAAAATATGAATGAATTACAAATATTTAAAAGTGAAAAATTTGGAGAAGTGAGGGTACAGGTAATAAATGAAATACCTTACTTTAATTTGAATGATGTATGTAAAATTTTAGGCTTAGGAAATCCAAGCCAAGTAAAAACAAGGCTTAGAAAAGATGGGGTCATTAGTAATGAGGTCATCGATAATTTAGGAAGAAAACAAAATTCAAATTTCATTGATGAAAGCAATTTTTATAAATGTATTTTTCAAAGTAGAAAACCTGAAGCAGAAGAAATAACAGAATGGGTAACAGGTGATGTTCTGCCGATGATAAGAAAAACTGGAATGTATATAACTAATAACTTGTGGGAAGAAATAATGAACAATCCTGCAAAACTGGGAGAAGCATTTATTGAGTTTGGTAAAGTTAAAAAAGAGAATGAGTTATTATTAGAAGAAAATCAAGTACAAAAACAAATAATAGCAGAATATAAGCCTATTAAAGAATATGTTGATACAATATTATCAAGTGAAGATACAATGGCAATAACACAAATTGCAGCTGATTATGGATTAAGCGCTTATGAATTGAATAAAATATTAAATGAAGAAAGAATAATAAGAAAAGTTGGAGGACAGTGGATATTGTATATAGAACATATGAATAAAGGATATACAAAAAGTGAAACATTTACAATAAAAAGAGAAAATGGGAATAAAGCAGTAGCAAATACTAAATGGACACAGAAAGGGAGATTATTTATTCATAATCTGCTTGAAAGTTTAGGAATAAAAGCAAATATGGATATAGAAAAAGAGGGGGCTTAATAATGATATCTGATGAAAAAGAATTGGAAAAGTATAAAAAAATACTAAATGATTTTGAAGTTTTTGACAAAATATCTGATGTTTTTGTAAGTGTAGCAAAATGTATGGAATACACATTAACGGATAATAGAGGAAGAGATGTAACAGAGGAAATAATAAAAGAAGAATTATCAATGGAAAGAATAGATGTAGAAGTACTAACACTGATGTTTTATAAAGAATTAGAAAGATGGTTACATAGCTAAAAACAGATTCACAGTTATTAAAGGCTGTGAATTTTTATTAGGAGGAATTATGATAGAAGAACAGGAAATAAGGGCTGAATTAATAAAAAGAAAGCTTGAAGAAGGTATGGATTTAACAGACAACGAATTCGATTTTTGTGATGGAAATAAGCACCTTTTTCAGAAAGTCAGATTCAAAAAAGTGAGAAAGGCAATAGATAAATGGCAAACGCAGAAATCATAGACAGTAAGATTATTATTACTCTGCCCGTTGAAAAGGTGACAACAGGGCTAAAAATGGAACTTGAGGAATATTTGAATAATCTGCCTATTACAGTTATCCCAGTTAAAAAATTATCACAGGCACAAAATGGATTAATCCATGTGCTTTTAAAAGAATTTGGGGAACAACTGGGATATACTCTTTTAGAAATAAAAGAACTAATGAAAGAACAGTTTGCAATAGCAACTGACAGGCTGGATTTTTCAACAGCTAAATGTGACATGCAAACGGCAAATGAATTTATAGCTTTTATTATAGAACAGGCACTTGAAATGGGAGTTAATTTATATATCTTAGGCAAACATGATACTAGATACAAGCATATACTAGAAATAGACAATATCACTCAAAGATATGTTATAGCATGTCTGAGAAAAAGGACATGCTGCATATGTGGAAAAGTGCATGATGAATATAATACAGTCGACCTGGAGCATTGGAAAACAGTTGCAAGCAGTACTGGAACTTATGAACATGATGATGGTCTACAAAATCCGTTTTTGACACTTTGTAGGCAACATCATAATGAAAAGCATAGTATAGGGATTGAGAGTTTCAAAAACAGGTATTATATAGAGGGAGTGTGGCTCAATCCTCAGCTGGTCTATGAATTACTAGATATTTATCCAAAACACTTTAAGCTATTTAGAAAACGCTTAAAGGAAGGATATTATGAGGGACTGATAAGAAAGGAGAAAAGAACATGACCGAAGAAGAAAAACAGAAATATGAAAAAATATTTTTAGAAGTCTGGGACAATAATTTGTTAGAAAAATGCTTTTTGATGGACATGTGTGAATTGCTTACACAAGAAAAAATAAAAGCGTTGGGAAATGGAATCACGCTATTTTATTACAAGACTGAAAATGGAAGGATATTTGTAATAGAAGATGATGAAGTTTCTGGAAGTTTAGAAATTTACGAGGAGAAATAAGAATGAAAATTTTAAAAATATATTTATCAGGATTTGCAATAGTTTTTGCAATTTTAACAGTAGGAAGAACAATAACGAAAATAAGTGAGTATAAAAGAACTGGTAGATGGAATAGTTATAAGATTAAATGGGGGAGAATAATTTATTATTCACTTTATAGTTTCGGTTTTTTTGCTATATGGTTACATGACACTATTGGAGATAATTTTTATATATAAAAAATAACAGGACAATGGCAGTTGAATAATTAAGTTTGTTAGTATATAATGATACTAACTATTAACATGTTTCAGGAGGAAAAATGGTTGATTTTTCAGGAGTAGCAGTTACAATGCAAAAATTAAATAAAAAATTTAAAAAAGCACAACAAAATTTGTGTAAGTCATTAGAAAAATTGAATAAAAATCAAGAAAAGACCAAATAAAACTGGTCTTTTTATTTTAGAAAGGAAATAGAATGATAGATAAAATAATACAAGCATTGAAAATAACATCTTTGGCTTTTGTGATTATAATTTTCTTTTTTTCAACAAATATAATTCACAATGCAAAAGATTTAATTACAGTAGTAAAATACTTTGGACTGTACATAATGACAGCAGTACATGTCCTGGTATGCTTCAATTTCAAGAATAAAGATTAGGGGGATTAAAATTAGTGAAAAAAGCTTTAAAATGTAAATTCTGCAAGAAAAAGAAAATGGAATATGAACTGGAAGGGGGCAGATTCAACTATGATTTTGTATGCCCCAGATGTAAAAAAAGAAACGTCGGAACTATAGTTGAGAAAAGTAAATAAAAAATATGTTGACAAGTTAGTCCCAAATATGTTATAAAATATCTGGGACTAATAAAGGAGATTGAAAAATGGAAAAACGAGAACTCAATATCTCTTTTTATAAAGCTGGAAATGGTACAGCAACAAGATTAACGGTACCAATAAAATGGTTAAGAGAATTAGGAATAACTCCTGAAGAAAAAGGAATTGACTTAATTTTTGATAAAGAGAATAAACAGCTTATAATAAAAAAGAGATAAGAAAAAACCCTTTAAAGTCCCATTAAAGACAATAAAGGGTAGGTATGTCATAAAACATTCCGTGCAAGAATATTTTATCACATTTTGCCCTAAAAATAAATAATTTTAGGAGGAAAAAACATGACATTTAAGGAAGAACTAGGCTTTGAAATTACAAAGGTATTTTTCAATGATTACAATGAGGAGTTAAAAGAG